CCATCAGGGATTTCGGTTCCGGCGGGGAAACCACCCACTCACGCCCACGAAATTTTAAAATTTTCAAAATCACACAAACAACACAACGAAAGTTGCATTTTCTTCTTGACTTCCTCATCCCCCACGTCCATACTTCCCTCAACCGACCCGACAGGGTCAAACCAAAAAGGGAGGAAAAACAAAATGCCAAAAGAAAATTCCCTGCGAGGAGTAAAAATTTTCACAACCGGCCAGTATTATTACAAAACCGAAACAGCCAAAGGCATCAAAAAATTTTCGATGGTCGTCCGGGCACGCTCACTCGAAATGTTCCGTGAAGAAAGCCAAAAGTACATCGGCACCGACGACAATGGCCGCGCACAGTTTCGCAAAAATTCGTACCTCAACATCCGTGGTCAACTGAAAAAACGCCTTCTGCCGATTCTTTTGCTCCGTGATCATCCCGACTTTGCGCGCGTGCGGTTCGTGACGATCACCGAAATTGTGTCAGAGGATGGCAGCTCACTCGACTTGCCTGTGAATCTCAGAAGCCGCGCGCAGTTGGTCGAGATGGTGCAAAAAGAGCAGATGCCTTTGGACCCGTCTGAGTATCTCGAGATCGACGACCTCCGTTCGGATATTCTGCAGTACCTTAAGTTCCCGGAGGAATTTCTCCGGTCCAAGCCCCTCAAGGACCGCAGGCGGGCCGAAGATCGGGACTTCGTGGCGATGAACGATCTCGGGGATGAAACGCTTCCGCCCGTGCAAGAACCCAAGAAGATAGTGCCTCCGTCTGCGGCTCGAAAAATTCCCGGGGTCCTTGATGACTGAATCTCTTGAGCCGGATATTATTTATCCGCCTGGGAGAAATGTCGCAGTTTTGAAAAATGGGACGACGCTTCCCACAGGCCCGCGCGGTTTGTCTCCGTCTGAGATCGTCGCCAATATCCGGGAAGTGGTCGCTCGGAAGTATATAGGCGAAGACGAAACGAAATGGGGGATGAGCTTGCTCGAAGCTGCGCTTCTCACGGCTGCTGAGAAGGCGGCAGACGGCGATTTGGACGCACTCAGCCGGATCTTGGACAGATTACTCGGCAAGCCAATTCAGCAAACCATTCAGGCCACTGGAACTTTGAGGGAGTTTTTGGATGAACTCGCAAACTCTGACACCCACGCAAGCGGCGGTATTGACCCGCTTGGTGAATAATCTCGCGTTTTATTCCCGGGCTTGTCTCAAGATCATCGACAAACAGGGGATCATCCGTCCGCTCATACTGAACCGGGCGCAGATGTTTTTGCACGAGCGGCTCGAAAAACAAAAACGCGACACCGGGATGGTGCGCGCGGTGGTGCTGAAGGGCCGCCAGCAAGGATGCACCACGTATTTGCAGGCCCGTTATTTCCACCAGACGTCATTCCGTCCGAATTTGTCCGCGTACGTGCTCGCTCACCAGGTTGAATCGACGATCAAGATTTTCAAAATGACGCAGACGTTCCGGAGAAACCTCCCTCAAGATCTCCAGCAACCGCTTGAGAAAAACACCGAACGCGCGATGGTGATGGAGAATGGCTCGGGGTACAGCGTTGGAACTGCGGGTTCAGCCCAGATCGGTCGCGGAATGACAGTCCAGCTTTTCCACGGTTCCGAAGTGGCGTTCTACGAAAATGCTGATGCGCTTTCCACGGGTCTGATGCAAACGGTCGCGGACGCGCCGGGGACGGAATTGATTTTTGAATCCACCGCAAACGGCCCTGGGAATTTTTTCTACGACCTTGTGAATGGCGCGATCGCAGGAAAGAACGGGTTTTTGCTTGTGTTCATCCCGTTCTACTGGCAGGACGAATACCAAGACCCGGAACCGTTGCAGGAACGTGATTTGGACGATGAGGAGCAGGCGTACTTTGCCGCGTACCAGGCGGACGGATTGACTCTGAGACATCTAGCATGGCGCCGGAGAAAGATCGCGGCGTTCGGCGGAGACAAAACCAAGTTCATCCAGGAATATCCGTTCAATCCCGAAGAAGCCTTTGTTCAGGCCGAAGGGAGATTTTTTGATCTTGCACGGGTGCATATCGCAAAAGGACGAAAGGCGTTTGACGATCCCTACGCTCCGCTCATTGTCGGAGTGGATCAAGGGCGCACAGGGGATTGGACTTCGATTTGCCGCAGGCGCGGGCGAACGATTTTGCCGTTCGAGCGGATTCCGGCGGACGACGGGAGCGAACGAGACATGAGACTTGCGGGTCGGTTGGCCGCGATCATCGAGCGGGAAAAACCCGATCTCGTGGTCTTGGACGTCACAAACGAGCACGGAGCGATGGACCGGCTCCACGAGCTCGGGTACAGCAAGCGACTTGTGAAAGGCGTGCATTTTGGCGAGCAGGCCGTTGACAAAACCCGTCACAGAAATATGCGTGTGCAGATGCATTTTGATTTTCGGGAGTGGTTCATGGACCCGGATGTGTCGATCCCGAACGACCAGAAGTTTTTGACGCAGATCGGCGCGGTGCCGAAAGAAAAAGAAACGTCCAACAACGTCGCGTATCTGGTTCCAAAAGACGAGATCACGGAAGCGTTGCGCTTCTCCCCAAACGATCTCGACTCCGCAATCCTCACGTTTGCTTTTCCTGTTCGCAGGAAGACAAACCCGGATGGGACGAACAAAGCCACCGCGCCGGTGATACGACACGAGTTTCATTCGGGTCTGAAAAGCAGGCCAAAACGATGATTCTCACCGACGGGGCCGTCGTACTCTATCCGTCGGACAATCGGGAGTATCTTTCGCACCTTCTCCGTACACACCCGCTCAACCTCATGAACGACCGCGGAATCGCGCGATACGTGAAATCAGTTCGGTATCTGTGGGTTGGAGAAGCTGCGGGGTCAGTGGTTGGCGGGGTGCTATATTTCTGCTTCTTCCCCGGAATCGGCTGGACGTTCGACGCTTATTCCGAACGCAAAAAATTAAAAGCGCTTGACAACAAAGGCGCTTGGGCGTATAAGGCATCTTGTCTGGTTCTTGATTGGTTCCGCAGAAATATCGGCGGGACGTTACACGCGTTCGTGGACGAAGAAAACCACGGAGCAATTTTCATGGCGAAGAAACTCGGGTTTAAAAAGCAAGAAAACAAAAACGGCATGGTCGTTTTGCGAAAGGAGTTTTAGTCATGGGTGGATTCTTCGACTGGATGTTTGGCGGTGGTGACAAAAAAGAATCGGAACCAACACCCGCTCCCGCGCCTATCCCCGAAGTAAAAGACGTCGGAAACGTCGGTGATGTCGGAAGTCTGGAGCAACAAGCCGCGTCACGCCGTCTTGCCAGGATGTCAAAATATTTCACGACACCGACGGGAACATTCGGCGGCGAAACAGGCAGCTCAGGCGTGTTCTGAAATGGCCATTGACGTATCGCTCATCAAGAAAGAATTTTCCTCAGTCAAAGCCCGCCGCGCCCCCTGGGAAAATGTTTGGGAGTTAATTGCCAGATATATTTTCCAACGTAAACAAGGCTTCACCACAATCTCCGCCCCCGGCGATTTTTATACCCACGAAGACGTTCTTGATAACACCGCAGGACAAGCTCATCAGACCATGGTGTCAAGTCTCGATGGTGCCCTTTGGAAAAACGGCGGACGGACTTTCCGAATCCCCAAACCTCGTCAAGCCCGTGACACGGAAGAAATAAAAAAGTTTTATCGTGAATGTAATTTCCGCATTCAATCCGCGATGGAGCACGAGAACGCTGGATGGGGGACCGCACGACAAGAAGCGCTTTCGGAAGGCACGTCTTTCGGCACTGACGCGATCGGAGTTTTCAAGGCCCGCCCGGGGCAGAAGCACAAAGTCGAGTATCGTGTGATGCCTCTCAAAAATCTCTACGTCGTGGAAGACGCCCGTGGCCGGGTCGTCAAGGAGTTCTACGAGTTTGAGTACGACGCGTTTCAGCTTGTGGGGGAGTATGGTGACGCGGCCAAGACCGAGAAGGTTAAAGCCGCACTCGATTCCAACAACCGCGATACAAAATTCCGTGTCATCTGGCTCGTTCGTCCGAACGAATCCAAAGAAGTAAAATTTTCGTACGAGTCAATCCACATCCTCTCTGAAGACGACCTCGTGCTTCGGCATGGCGGGTTCTCAGGGAACAGCATCGTGGTGTCCCGCTTTTACAAAAACGAGGGAGAAGAGTATGGTCGAAGTCCGGGCTATAACGCTCTTTCTCCGACGATCGAACTCAATGGGGTTGTCGAGATCATCACACAAGGCGGTGAACTCACGGCCCTCCCCTCCTGGTACGTTTTGGACGACGGAACTTTCGGAAATGGCACGATCGACCGGTCGCCAGGAGGCGTCATCCCAATCGACGTAACATCCTCCCGAATCACAGGGATGGCGCCGATCGGTCAGATTGGGGCGGTGGGTTCGCTCATGCCGCTCCTCAAGCTCATGGAGACATTGATTCTTGAAATCAAGATGCACTTCTTGAATGACAAACTCACCGATCTCAACAACACAACTCGCATGACGCTCGGGGAAGCACAGATCCGGAACGAACTTCGTGCGGATAACACGGGTGCGATTTTCTCGCGACAACTCGACGAAAAATTCACGCCGGTCATCCGGCGCACGATCGCGATTTTGGAGGAGGAAGGCGAACTCGGAGTTGAACCGGGGTCTGAGAAATATGCACAACTCGTAGCTGCTGGAATCGAACCGCTTGTGATTCCAGAAGAGCTGTTACAACTTCGCGAACAGAACGTCGAGATTTACCCGATCGAATACATTTCCCCCGCGGCGAGAATTTTGCGCTCCGAGGAAATCCGCGGGCTCATGAGTCTTTGGCAGTTTGCTGCGACGTTTTCTGCCGCCGCTCCCGAGTTGATGCTTTGGCTTAACAAGCGAAAAACAATGCCGCTTGTGAAAGAGCTTTACGGGGCGCCGGACGATTCGATCGTTTCCGAAGAAGAGTTTGAGGTTGCGTACGAGGATTACAAAAAACAAATGGCACAACAGCAGCAAACCCAAGCCGCGGCGCTTGCTGCTGAGATGGCAAAAAATACAGCCGCGGCAAACCAACTAAACGCGCAGGCACTAGCCACTCGAAGTGGTCAAAACGGCCTGATCAATGGCGGGGGAGCAGGACCGCAGGAGATGATTCTATGAGCGAACAAACACCGGAAGAACTTGCAAAGCGAGCGAAAGAAAAAGAGTCTGCGATTAACAAAGCGCGGGCGATCGTCGAGGAAGCGCGGATAGCGATCAACGCAGCGAAAGAAAACAAGAACGTCGAAATCGCGCTCCGTTACATCATGCGTATTTCGGGGTTTCACCAAAAGCCCGTGGTGGTCGGTGCGGATGGTGATGTGAAAGTCAATTCCACCCTTTTCAACGCAGGGCGCGAAGCGCTCTATCACGACATACGGGCCTTGATGTCCGTCGAAACCAAAAACATCATCGAGAGGAGTGAATAACCATGTTCAAACACATCTGGTCTTTTCCAAAATTTTTCTTCTCATTCGCCGACGGGGATACCCCGCCCGCAACACCCCCGGCGACAATCACAGCCGAGTCCATCAGTGCTTTGAAAGACGATGGCTTTCGTGCGATTCTCCCAAAAGATTTTGCAGCGAAACCGTACATGAAAGACGTGAACACGTTCGGTGATTTTGTGAAAAAGTTTGACGGGGCGCAGACGCTTTTGGGTCAGCGCACAACGCCGGACGAAAAAGCAACGCCCGAGCAGTGGAAAGAATTTCACTCGAAGACCGCGCCAAAAACAGCGGAGGAATACAAACTCCCCGACACGATCGAGGGGGTGAACCCGGAGATCACGAAAAAAGGCGTGGAGGCGAAGTGGCTCAAGTCCATGTTTCACGAAGCCGCGCTTTCTCCGCATCAGGTGTCTGTGCTTTACCCGAAGTTCATGAAAATGATTTCAGCAGCGGAAGCGGCGGATAAAAAAGCGGGGGACGAGCGGTTCGCAAAACTTTCCTCTGACACGTTCAAAGACCAGAAAGACACGATCGTCACGAACGCCAAGAAATTTATGGCGACGCACATCCCCGCAGAAATGCAGCCGATGTTGAACGAACTCGGGGAGAAAGAACTCACGCTCCTCATCGCTCTCACCGACGGCATGGCAAAGAAATTCACAGGGGAAGATCCTTTCCGTGGTGCGGGCGGGGGTACGCCCGGCGGTGGCGAAACGAAAGATCAACTGGTCGCGGCGATGCAGGCGATTCAGCGCGACCCGGCGTATTCCGACCCGTTCAAAGACCGGCCGAAACACGCGGAGCTCCAAGCGAAGATGGACGTGATTCGCGGGAAACTGAAAAAATTGCTGTCAGGGGCTTGACTTGTAGTTTTGTTCGTGGTAGTTGTATCGTATAAATGCAGTTAACTTTCCAGAGACATTCGAGTAATCGTCCGGGATTCCCGGGGATCGACGAAAAAATATCTGGGTCAACCGAAAAGAAAGGGAGTCAGTCATGAGTTGGGACACAGTACAGATTACTGAGTTCAATGCCGCTCTTGATGTGCAAGAGCAGCAAATGACTTCCCGCCTTTTGCCGCTTGCGATCAGAAAACCGATCAATGGTGATGATTTTGCCTACGACGGCCTTACGGAAGTCCAGGCATATCACGCGAATGGCAGGAACCCTGATATTCAGCCCCTCGAGGCTTCGTTTACCCGCAGGAAAATGTCCCGGGATCGTGTTGTGGTGACTTTGTTGGTGGACAACAAAGATGTGCGCGGGATGCTCACCGACCCGCAGAGCCAGTTGGCTCAACTCTGTATCGCGGCAGTCGAACGCGAAACAGATCGCGTAATTTACGACGCGCTTTTCGCGTCCGTCTACACCGGTCGGAACTTCGGTACCACGGTGACGGCGTC